GCTCGACCCGGCGGCCGAGGCAATCAAGCAGGCCAAGCTCGTCGAGCTTCTCCGGGGCCGGTGAGCGTTTAAACACAATCTCCCGTAACGAAAAGGCCCGCCGAAGCGGGCCGGGGGTTGGTAGCCTGGGGGCTAATCTTCGCGTTTGCGGCGGCGGGCAACCACGCCCATGACGCCCAGGCCGGCGAGGACCAGGGTGTACGTCTCGGGCTCGGGCACCGGGGTGACCTGCAGGTTGCCGGTGTACGAGGCCGGCTGCCCCGCCACCAGACCCGAGATGGTCCCCGAGACTTCAAAGGCATAGACCCCCGCGTTCAGCGTCTGGAAGTTGATGTTGGAGACGAAGTTGGGGTTCGATCCCGGGTCGTCGAGCAGCGCCCCCAGCGTCAACGCCGTGCAGAGTCCGCCAGCGGTGCCGGTGTTCGCGGCACAGATGTCGCTCGTCACGCCGAACAGCTTGACATCGAAGTTGCTGATGTTGTTGACCGGCTGGAAGATCGCGTTGATGGCCGTGTTGCCGGCCGGGTTGATGCTGAAGACCCAGAAGTTGTCGAAGTTGCCGTTCTGCCCCGTGGTGGCGTTGCTGAACGTGCCGTTGTCGAAGTGCGTCGGGTTGTACAGCCCCAGGTTGGTCGCCACCTGACCGTTGATGTAGTCGCAGCTATCGCAGATGACGCTGCCTACCGCGCTGGCCGGCAGGGCGATTGCCGCCAGGACCAGCGCCCACAAAGATTTCCGCATGTCGATTCTCCTTAGAACACCCAGGCTTAAAGAGGTGCCTGGGAAGACCCCGCTACTTGTCCTGGCGGCGGCGGCGGCTGATGCCCAGGGCAGCCAGTCCCGCAACCATGAGGCTGACCGTGCCCGGCTCCGGTACCGCGATGACCGGGGTGATGGAGCAGTCAGGGCAGCCTGTCTGGCTGTCCCAGCCGCTGCCACCGTTCACGAGGCCCTGGGCATGGATGGCGTACTGGAACCCGGTCTTGCCGACCGGGCCGTTGACGCTGATGTCGTTGGTCTGGGCCAGGGTGATGCCGAGGAAGTCCCACGACAGCGTGTCGGTGCCGCTGAAGCGGGGCGGGTTGCTGGACAGGTCGAGGTTCCAGTCGAAGAACCCATCGCCATCGGCCTTGAACGTGTCCGGCGCGAAGCTGAACCCGCCGCCGATGGTGTTGGTGGCACCCGTGAGGTTAGCCACCGTCACGCCGCTGTAGGGGCCGATGTTGCCGTAGAGGCCGGTGATGAATTCCGTGCCGGTCATCGTGCCCTGCAGGACGAAGTGGACCCCGCCGGCAATGGCGGTCGTCTCCAACTCCGCGCAGCCGGTGACGAGGTTGGCGCACTTGACGCCACCGCTGAATTCGTTGGCGAAGCCAACGATCCCTGCGTTAGCGCCCAGCGAGGCGGCGGTGAGGGCGAGGGCGAGAAGGGCTTGCTTCATGGACACTCCTAGTTGAGGGAATTGTGGACCTCGCCGCCGCCGATGCCCAGGGCTGCAGCGTTGTCGCTGCCCCCCGTGTTCACGGGGGCGGGCGGCATGGGGGGCTCCTGCGCCCGGCGGTTGATCTCGGCGATCTCGCTGCCCAGGCGCTGCAGGAGCATGAAGCTCCGCTCTGCAGGGAGCTTGCCCAGGCCCTGCAGGACGAGGTTCATCTCGGGCTCGTCGAACGAGATCGGGTAGGACTGGGTCGGTGCGGGCATGCTCTCAGGCTCCAAAGAGATCGGGACGCAGCAGGGTCGGCTTGACCCCGAAAAACTTGGCGATCTGCAAGGCACGGGGTGCCGGCAGCGGGAAGTTGCGGTCAGCCTTGCACAGCCGCTCCCACTTGTAGAGCGATTGTGGGCGGACGCCCATGTCGCGCGCAAGGTCGGACTTGTTCCTATCCTCGCCCAGGCGCTCGCGGATCAGCCAGAGCAGCGGGTGCGTGGTCGTTGTCTTGCCGTCCGGCATCTCGCGCGGCAGCTTGACGATGACGAGGCGTGACCCTTCGGGCCGGCTGGCCGGCGCTTTCAGTTTTCTCATTTCGTTCCCTTGAGACGATTAAGGATTGCGGATTGCAGATCGGACTTGTCGACGAGCGCCTTGGCGATGCTCTCGTCGACCGTGTCCTTTGCGGTCAGGTAATGTATCACCACAGGCTTGGTTTGACCCTGGCGGTACACCCGGGCGTTCAACTGGATGTGTTCCTCAAGGTTCCATGTCAGGCCGAACCAGCAGACAGCGTGCCCGCCGGCCTGGAGGTTGAGCCCGTGGGCGACCGAGGTCGGGTGGGCCAGCAGGACCGGGAGCTTGCCCTCGTTCCACTCGCTGACGATGTCGTCGGCGATGTGGCGGGCGACACCGCCTCCCAGGTAGGGGATCGGGGTGCCCTTGGGCAGCACGTTCTTGAGGGCCTCGCGGATCGCCGGCACCTCGTGCAGGAAGGCGACGGCCACCAGCAGCGGCGTGCCCTGCTGCTCCTCGACGAGGTCGGCCAGGGCGTCGAGCTTGGCATCGTGGACCTTGACCGAGCCATCCTCGCTGTAGGCCCAGCCATTGGTGATCTGGCGCAGCTTCATCGTCGCGGCGGCTGCCGTCACGGCCGTGATCTTCTGGTCGCCGACAGCGGCCACGAGATCGTCGGCCATCGACTTGTAGACCGAGCGTACAGCCTTGGGAAGCTCGACCGGGATGACGTTGTACGAGATCGCCGGCATCGTCAGGTAGTCCTCGGCCTGGAGCCTGAGGGCGACATCCTTGATGGCCTCGGCGACCATGTGGGCACCGCCCGGCCGGACATGCCACTCGTCGATGGTCCGGCCGCCGCCGATGCGGAGCGGCGTCGAGTACATGAACAGCTTGCGGAAGTGGGTGATGTAGCGGCCCAGGCGCTTGCCGTCATCGACGATGTTCATCTGGGCGAACAGGTCCTCGATGCTCTGCGGGGCCGGGGTGCCGGTCAGGATCGTGCGGCGGGGGAACAACGGCAGGATCGTCTTCAGGGCCTTGAAGCGCTTGCTCTGGCCGTTCTTGAACCGGGTCGACTCGTCGACCGCCAGGAGCCCGGGGGTGGTGCCGAAGCGGTCGAGGCTGCCGGCCAGGGCGATGGTCAGCCACTCGGTGTTCTCCGGGTTGATGAGGTAGATGTCGGCCTTGGCCTCGATGGCGGCGAAGCGCTGGGCGGCCGTGCCGTGGATGATCGACACCTTGAGGTGGCTGAACTGCTCCCACTTCTTGATCTCGTTGGGCCACGTCAGGTACATCGGCCGGATCGGCACGATGACCAGGGTGGCCTTGATCATCTGGTGGTGCTGCAGCACGCAGTGGGCGGCCAGGGTGATGGCCGTCTTGCCCATGCCCGGGTCGAGGAGGAGGGCGGACCCAGGCTTCTCGCAGACCAGGGAGATCGCCTTCTGCTGGAACGGGAGCGGGTTGTACTGCATGGCTGCCTTCAGGTGGTGAGCCTGCAGTCTACAGCAGCCTGAAGCTTCAAGTCAAGCGCCACCTTGAACTGGAGCGTGGTGTAGACCACGCTGACCGGGTGGCCCAGGTGCTGGTACTCCTCGTGGACGATCTTCTGCCTGGGCGTGAGGCGGCCGTTTAGCTGTTTAAACTCGACGAGCCAGCATCGCTCGTTGGGCAGGAAGAAGACCCGGTCGGGGTCGCCGACGATGCCGCCCTGGAGCTTGGCCGACCGGACACCCCGCGAGGTGGCATGGGCCCGGCAGGCGCGCTCCAGGGCTGCTTCGCTCACAGCCGAGGCTTGAGGACTTTGACCCCCAGGTTCTCTGCTTCGCGGCTGTCGAGGTAGAACGCCCAGGACTCGGCCGACCCGCCGCGTCGACGGTAGTTCTGCTCGGGGCCGAGGAGCTTGGTGCAGGCGGCCTTGGCCCGGCGGCGTAGCGCCCGGTCCTCGTAGCGCATGCCCAGCAGCATCAGGACCCCGGTCGCGTTCAGGCTGCACTCCAGGGGGTAGCGGTCGTTGTCGGTGCGAAGCTCGATCTGCATGGCGACCGCATCGGCGATGCCGTCAGCGGCCTGGAACGTCTCGTTGCTTTTCGTCTGGAGCTTCTCCTCCTCTGGCGTCAGCCACCACTGCTCACCGGCCTTCCAGTACGAGTGCATCTGAGCCCACAACTGCTGCATGTCGGTCGCGTGGTCGACCGCGCAGTGGTCGACCCAGATGACGGCATAGCGGCGGCTGCCGGTGTCGTCCTGCAGGAACTGGTCGTCGTTGACGCTGGCGGCGAAGGAGGTGCAGCGTGGCCGCTGGATCGGCTGCTCCGCATAGGGCAGCCGGTACACGTCGACCGCTTGGGACAGGAACGCCTTCAGGCTGCCGTTGGCGGACTTGGTGAACGTGGTGTCCAACTCGCCAAGCTCGACGACCATGCCCTGCAGGACCTCGTGCTTGCTGTCGCGCGAGCCCGAGACACTGCTGTCCAGGGACAGGTGCTTGCCCCCGGCGAAGTAGCCTGGGGCGAGCGTAGCCAGCCAGCGGGACTTGCCGATACCCTGCTTGCCGGCCAGGACGAGGCAGAGCGCCTTCTGCTCCTCGCGCCTGACTTCCCAGCCGCAGGCGGCCTCGACGCCTTGCAATAACCAGCGACGAAAGTAGCGCCGGAACAGGTCGGGGTCTGCGGCTGTCACCGACTTCGTGAGGTGTTCCAGGCGGTCCTGGCCGTCCCAGGGTTTCGACTCGATCCAGTCCTTGGCGGGGTGCCAGTAGAGGCTGTTGGCGAGCCCGGCGATACAGGCGTCGACCTTCTGCTCGTGGACGATGCCGACCCGGTTGAAGACCGAGCGCAGCGACCAGCGGATCATGTCGTCGATCTCGTAGCGGGTCTTGGCACCGAAGCGCCGCATCTCGACCCGCGCGGGGATGATGTAGCTGGTGCTGGCGGTCATCAGGTTGAGCCGGGGCTGGAAGCCCAGGTGCCGCAGGCCAGCCTCGATGTTGTTGATGGTGCAAGGCTGAATCTTCTTGGGCTTGCCCTTCTCTGTCTCGTCGAGGTCGGGCAGGGCGGTCGGCGGGATCGGCCCGATGGCCTCGATGAGCGTGCCGAAGGTGTACTCGTCGGCGGGGTCGCTGTCGTCCCTGGGCGGTAGCTGCCTGGGCGGCTCGGGCGGCTCGGTCCTGATGGCGGCGAACATCCTGCGAAGCTCGGCCGGGTCGGTGCCCTCGCCGGTCGGCGCTCCCTGCTTGGCGGCCCAGGCCATGAACCGCTTGGCGTAGGCTGCCTCGTCCTCGCCGTGCCCGTGCTTGCACTGGACCCTGTGCTTGCCGTTCATGCTGGCGAAGCTCGGCAGGTACTTGGCGTCGACGCGCTCGTCGGTATGCTCCTCGGCGAAGGGGCACAGGATTTCCCACCAGCCACCTGTAGCCTCGCGGACCACCATGCCCTGGTCGTTGAGCCACACCATGAACGGGTCCGGCTTGCCGGCACCCGGCCGCTCGCCTGTGTCGAGCTTTGGCTCCTGGGGCTTGCCGGGCTTGACCTTGAGGGCCTTGGCGAGGCTGTTGAGCGTGTAAACGATGTCCTTGTCGAACGAGTGAAGCTCGGCCTCGTAGTTGTCGCGGCCGGGCTTGGTGTTGACGCTGCCCGGCAGGCGGAACAGCCGGCAGGCGGTGTTGACGCCCTTGTCCTGCAGGCCGGCATCGACCAGGGCCTGCATCAGGGCATCGGCCTTGGGGATGTCTTCATCCCAGGTCTTCAGCATGTAGCCCCACTGGCTGTTGCCGGGGCTCGTCTCCAGCACCCAGGTCGGCGCGGCGGCGATGCTGTCGGGGTCGACCTTGGTCCCGACATCGTCGAGGATGATGGCCCGCACGGCCGTCATGTCCTCGCGGCGTCGTTGCCAGTTGCTGCTGCTGGAGCCAGTCGAGAAGTACCACTGGCCCTCAAGGTACTGCTCACGCCATGCCTGCGACGGCAGGCCGTTGGCGCTGGGCTTGGCGACGAGGAAGTGGGAGCCCTCGGGAATCCCTGAGGCGAGCGTGGCGAGGAATTTGAATTGCTCTGTGCTAGAGTCTCGCTGCATTTGTCGATGCCTCCTGAGTCTTGTGGTGAGTCAAAGGGGGGAAAGCCCCGGAGCGCAAGCCCCGGGGCTTTTTCTTTGGACCGATTACTTCCCGTACCGCTGCGCGCTCGTGACGCTGCAATCTAGTGGGAACCCATCAAGCCATTTTGGCACTCTCCGCATCTCGGTCGAGAGCAACCCTGCCGCCGCGTCAGCGACCTCGGCATCGCATTCCAAGATGATCTCGTCATGGGTGTGACCGATCACCTCAATGCGGCCGGTGGTGGTGAACTGCCGCGCATCGAGGCGGCTGTCCACACGGCGCACGCAATCGCGCAGCAACGCAGCGCACAGGGCCTGGGTGGTGTTCTCGGCGAACAGGCCGTGCCAGATGCGCTCGGTCCTGAAGCCCGCCGGCAGCGTCTTGGTGAAGACGACCTCCGTCTCCCACAGGTTCAGTGGCTCCTCGGGCCAGCCTGCGTCTCCATCGCCGATGGAGAGCTTGATCGGGCGGCGTATGGTTGGGTGGTCGACCGCGATGTGGCCCTTGATGCCGTGATAATAGAGAGTCGTGCCGCCGGGGAGGTCACAGGCCACCGAAACGGTGCCGGGCAGCATCGGCAGAATCTGCCGGTAGCTCACCTTGCCGTGGCACGAGTCCTCGCCCATGCAGGCCTGCAGGAAGGCCCGGTAAAGCCCGTAGCTGTACTCGGCCGCCCACTTGTTCGACGCCCTCCAGGCGTAGACGATGCTCTCGTCCATCCCCGGCGGCAGCGTGATGCCGTAGTTGCGGGCCATCGCCCTGAGGGCTCCCCGGGCCCCACCGAACTGCAGCGACAACTCGGCGACCTTGCCGATCTGGCGCTGGGTGTCGCTGGCCTCAGCGGCGTCGACCGAGAAGATCGACTGGGCGTTGTCCCGGTACACGTCGACCCCCCGGCGGTACAGGTCGAGCTTCCACTGGCAGCCGGCCAGCCAGGGCATGCCGCGCGCCTCGACGGCCGCCCAGTCACCCCAGACCAGCACCTTGCCCTTGGGGGCCCTGATGGTGGGCCGCAGGAGGCTCGCCAGGACGTGCATGACCTTGCCCTGGACGTTGTGCCCCAGGACGGCCGCAATCGCCGCCTGGAGGTCAGGGGGGCCCTTCCTGAGGAGGTTGTGGACCTGCACGCCCCGGCTGCTGTAGCGCTTGGTCTGGGCAGCGCCCCAGCACAGGTACGAGCCCTCGGCCCGGCCGGTGTCGACCGCCCGGGCACCTATCGTGGCGTACTTGGACACGCTCGACCGGCCGGCATCGTCAACCACCTCGATCAACTCGATCACCTCCGGGTCGGCCTCCTTGGCGGCCTCCGAGCCCAAGAAGTCGGCGCGGGCGTTCCTGTCGGTCGACTCCTTGCCGTCCTTGGCGAAGTACCGTTTAAACGTCTCGTCGCCCAGGCGGTGCTTGAGCCAGGACTTGATGCGGGCATGCTGGTTGGACGTGGTGATCACGCCGCCGGTCATCCAGCCGAGGTAGGCCGAAAGCTCCTGCTTCTCCTCGTCCCCGTAGCCCTGGGCTGCGGCAGCAAGCTCGGTGTCGATGGGCAGGCCCCGGTCGTTGAGGACCTCGGTCAGCAGGTACTCGGCCTGCTCGACCACCGACAGCGGCCAAAGGCGCTTGCTGATGCTGCGCTCGGACTTCACGTCGCCGATGCAGTAGGCGATGAGGTCGGCGTACTCGTCGGGGTCATTGGCCCAGCCGCCCTCCGGCAGCGGCCGGCACCACTTCATCATCAGGGCCGTGCCCCGGCGCTTGACGGCGAGGTCGACCTCGTCGCCCAGGAACGCCAGGGCCGTCTCAAGCTTGCCCGGCAGGCCGCGCGCTCGGGCCAGGGCGGCCGTGCAGCGGAACCGCTTGAGGTCGAGCGGGAAGCCCAGGACGTGGGCCAGGATCAGCCGCTCAAACTGGGCGTTCCAGGCATGCACCTCGACCCGCCGGTTCGTCAGCGCAAGCTGGAGGTCCCGGGGCATCGGGTAGTTGGCCCCCGCCGCCCAGTAGCGGATCGGCTCGTCGCCAATGGCGTAGGCCGCGCACAGGACCTGGGTCGAAGGATGGCGGGCGTAGACGTAGGCCCCGGCTTTCTGCAGGTCGACCTCGGAGCGGGTTTCAAAGTCCAGATGTAGCTTCAATCTTAATCTCCCGTAACGAAAAGGGCCAGGGAGCTACCCCTGGCCCTCGGTGCCTACGCTGCCTTGCGCGTCTTCTTGGCGACCGGAATCTTCTTCGCCACGCCCATCCGCTTCGGGGTCACCGGGGCCACCGGCTCGGGCTTGCTGGCAGCCTGCGGCAACTGGGCATGCCACTTGACCACGGTGAAGACCGGGGTGTAGATGCGGCCGAAGGTCTTGTTCTTGTGCTTGTAGCTGTCGCTGCTCAAGCTCACCTCGGCGATCATCTTCGTCGGGTCCTTGGCGAACTGCGCCATGTAGTCCTCGGCCAGGGCGGCGAAGGCGTTGATGCCGCCCACGCTGGTGGTCGAGTAGACGAGGCGCTCGCCGGCCAGCAGGATGCTCATGCCGCGCATCTCGCCCCAGGGGCGGGCGTTCTCGGGCACCTTGGCCGGGCGATCCGGCAGCGGCTGGTCCATCGGGGCGATGATGTCGCCCAGAAGCTCGGACTGGACCCCGGCGATGTCGGTGTCGGCCCAGCACTGCCAGCCATGGACGAACCCGTTGGGGTCGATGAAGACGTGGTCGTCCTCGCCGACCTCGATCTCGTCGGTGCCGTAGTTCCAGGCTCCGGTCTTGTCCATCTTCAGGAACCCGACACGGGTCGACGCGGCCCGCTTCAGGTTGGCGGCGACGGCCGAAAACTTGCTCGGGTCGAACGTAATGACTTCTCCAGACATGGTCTATCTCCTGTGCTTCAGCAATGAAAAATTCGCCATCAGCTTCGCCATCGGCTGTGCTTCAGACTCCAAGGCCACGATAGGAGCCTGGGGTTTTGGTCCCTTGCTCTTAACGAGGTTCGACCCGGAGGATACAGCAACGATGAGGCTCGTCAACTCCTCCGGCAACTTCGGGTGGGCCTTCTCGGCCATCGCAGGCGACATCAGCTTGTCCTGCCAGATTTTGATCTTGCGCTTGCGGGCGATCTCCAGCACCTTGTCCTCGTCGGACCACGAGCGGGTTGCCCGCTTGGGCTTCAACTCGTAGCCGGGGATCGGGTGACCGCTGCAGGCGAGGTCATGTGCCACCTCGCGCAGGCTGTCGAGCCACTGCTGCATCAGGTCGGCCTTGTCGAGCCAGTAGGCGAGGCGGTCGGGGCGAAGCTCGCGCACCACCACCGGCAGGCTTTCGGTGACGTGGCCCATGAGCTTGGGGCAGACCGGCTTGGCCTTGCAGAACCGGCAGTGGTCGCCGGGCTCCAGTTGGAACGAGCCCTCGATGGCGGCCTGCATGGCGGCCTGGGCACGCACACCCCACTCCATGACGTGCTTGGCCGTGGTCACCCAGGTCTTCACCGGCCGGTCCTCGTCGGTCGGCTGGACGATGGTCAGCCTGACCTCCCTGGGTGCCCAACCCTTGCGGGCGTTCAGCACCATGAAGGCGTAGCAGAGCAACTGGTCGTTCTCCTCGGGCTCGACCATGATGCCGGCCCCGGTCTTCAGGTCGACGATCTCCAGCCAGTCGGGGCCGATGCCGACGAAGTCGGGCGTGCCGAACAGCAACTGGGAAAACTCCTGGCGCTGCTCGATCTCGTAGCGGTTGCAGCGGGGCTTCAGCGCCATGCAGTAGTCGAGGTACGGCCGCAGGAAGGCGAAGTCCTCGCCGGACATCACCGGGTGGGCGTTGTCGGGCGTGCCCTTGAGGTAGTCGCGGGCCACGTCATGCAGGCGGCTGCCCTCGTCGGCGTACTCGCTCGACGGTGCGTCGGGCAGTTGGAGCCCCAGGCCGAAGGAGCCCTGGCAGTTGAGCCAGCGGGTGGCCGAGGAGGGAGCGAAGGGAGCGTGTGCGGACATGGGTTGATTCTCAGTTGCAGCTATTGCTCAGGCACATGAACAGGGAGATGGCGAGCCAGAGGCAGGCGGCGAGGATGACGAGGAGGGTGGTGCGCTTCATTGGAGCCCGAGGATACACCCCGGGCTCCCTGGTTGTCAATCGTCGCCGTCTTCGTCGTCGCTGCCGTCGCCAGCCATCTCGGTCTGGCAGCAGGGGCAGGCGGTCACGTTGATGGCGTGCTTGGCGGCCATGCGCCAGACCGCGCCGCAGGCACCGCACTCCAGCTTGAGCATCCGCGTCGTCTGCTTCTTGCGGCTCGACAGGTCGAGCGTGCTGTGGGGGAAGACACCGACCTTGGCGATGACAGCGTTGGCGATGGCGCTCGCCAGGGCCGTGGGAAGCTCCATCTGGGTGGGCTTGCCCTCCAGGCCCAGGGTCTTGGCGATCTTGACGTAGCCGGCCTTGTGGCCGTTCTTGCAGTCGTCGATGGCGTGGGCAAGCTCGTGGGTCAGGATGCTGACGACGCGGTCGCTGGCCTCGATCTTGGGCGAGATGAAAATCTCGTTGATGCCGGCCTTGCTCATGCGTCGAGCCCAGCACTCGCCGATGCGCTTCCTGGCCGATCCGCCGCCCGGCCAGGAGCAGGACACCTTGACCGGGGGCAGCGTGACGCTGGGGTTGGCGACGGCGATGGCGTGGACGGCAGCTTCCAGCCACTGCTCGCGGGTGATCTTGACTTGGGTCATCTGGGTCTTTCGGTTTAAACGCTGGATGGCGCAACGCGAGTGTAAACCCAGTCTTCAAGCTTGTGCAAGCGTTTTCTTTACCATTCGTCGGACAGCAGCCTCAAGGTTCAAGCAGGCCCGCCAGTCGGACGAGGTGGCGGCGGCGATGTAGGTGTCGCCGTTCGACAGGTGCAGCTTCCAGTGCTGGGCATTGGTCGGCTCGACCCGGAGGACCAGCCCCTCCTTGCGTAACCGCTGCACCGACTGTTTAAGGTCCTTCTTCATTGCAATCTCCCGTAACGAAATGGGCCTGGGCCGAAGCCCGGGGCTTGGCCTTGCCGGCCTTGAGTCGGGCCAGGAAGGCGCTGAATTCGGCGAGCCTTAGCCGGGCTCGCTCGCGCCGGGCGATGAAGGGCTCGCCATCGTGGTCGAGGTCGAAGTCGTACTCGTCGAACCAGTCCTCGGCGGCCATCACTTGCCTCCCTTCTTGCGGGCATCCTTCTTGGCCTTCTTCGCGGCCCAGACCCGGGCCTTGACGGCCTGCTCGTAGATGCCCTGGATGTCGACCTCCTCGCGCTGCCTCAGGCCCTTGCACCTGAGGATCAGCAGCGGGCCGTCGAGCGTGGCGATGATCTGGCGGTAGCCCTTGTCGCGGGTGTAGGCCATCGTGATCCGCGTCACCGGCTTGCTGGTGTCGGTGAGGCTGCTCACTCTTGGTATACCCCGCCAGCGTCCGATTCATCAACCACCTCGGGCGAATAAATGTCGAGCATCGGCGCGACGTGGCTGAACGAGTAGATGTAGCCGCACTCCTTCATCGGGCTCAGGGCCTGGAAGCGCCGGACGTACTCGCTGGTCAGCATCCCGGGGTACCACTGCGGGAAGGCTCGGGCGGCGTTGCTGCCGCCGAAGCTCGGGTCGAGCAGGTTGGCCTGCCGGCGCTTGCACTGCTCCTTGTAGTTCTTCAGGGCCTTCGACTGGGCGGCCATCACATCTGCTCCACGGTCACGAGGGTGTAGCCATTGCGGTCGGCCCAGGCCTCGGCCTCCTTGCGGGCCGTGGTCGGGAGCTTGTGTTCCCGGGTCCGCCATGTGAAGGCGTGGGCTCCACGCTCGTGGTAGTCCTGCTCCGAGATGACCTCGGCGACCCAGGCTTCGACGGCCTGCTTGTAGGCATTGATGTAGGCTCTCACAGGGGGCTCCTGACAGTGGTGGTGGAACGGATGCGGGCGGCCTCGCGCAGGACGGCCTGATGGAGGATGGCCCTGGCGCGCGTGCCCTCCAGGGAGGCGCTGACGGCGGCCTTGTGGAGCGAGCGCATCGGGCCGGTCTGGATGTCGACCTCCCCGGGGGCATCTCGCTTGGCCTGGGTGACGGCCGCGATGTAGTCGGCCTGGGCCATCGCAGTCCTCACATCGGCCTGGGCAACCGCCATGGCTGCCTGGGCCAGTGTGGGGAGCTTCTTCTGTGGGAGGTACACGGGGTAGTTCCAGGGTGCTGCGTTGGTCATGGTGGTCAGCCGAAGTACTTGCCGGCGCAGATCGGACCGATGCCGCGCTCGATGCTCTCCGGGTCGGTGAGGTCACGGCCGCAGATCGAGCAGTTGCCCGAGGCCTTGCCGTACAGGACCGCAGCGGCCTCGGGATCGCGCTCGATCTCCAGCAGGCGGCGGGTCAGGTCGCCCAGGTCGACCATCGGGCGCTGCCAGAGGGTCAGGGTGCCGCGCTCGATCTTGCCGACGACCTTCTCGACGCCCTCGACCTTGATCCAGCACAGGCTGTCGCCGTTCTTGCGGGCGATGGTCAGGCCGGCGAAGCGCAGCTTGGCGAGGCGCTGCATCAGGTCGAACAGCCTGGGCAGGGCGATGGTCTGGACGACCGGCGCGGGGGCCGCCACGGGCGCTGCAGGGGCCGCCACGGGCACCAGGGGCTGGCTCCAGGCGACCAGCTTGTCGGCATAGGCCGCCTGGGCGGGCGAGGCGAACGAGCCGAAGCGCTGGAGCTTGGCGGCGATGTCGAGGCAGGCCTGCTGCGAGCGGATCGTGAAGTCGTCCTGGCGCTGGCGCAACGCGAAGCGGGCGGCAGCCTGCTCTAGAGCAGCGACGGCGTGCGCCGAGGCGGTGGCCTGGATCGGGGCGGGGGCCTGTGCGCCGAGGGCACCGGCCGAGTAGTCTTGGGGGTTGAAGCTCATGGTGGTCCTTGTCGATGCCGGGATTGGCCTCGCCATTATAAGCCCAGGGCTACAACCCCTGTCGCTACCGTTCGTCGGTCTTGTGCTCATCCCTCCAGCCATGGCAGGCCGGCTTGGGATGGACAAGCGAGGCGGGGTGCAGCTTGACGATGCAGTGCGGGCAGCGCTTGCCGTACTCAAGCTCCTGGCCGATGCTCCAGGCGGTCAGGCGAGCGCCCGTGTAAACGTGCCGGCCACGCCAGAGGGTGGTGTAGCGCTCGCCGTCTGGCTCGCGGATGACGTGCATTTTCCTAATTCTCCGTAACGAAATGGTGCTGGAAGGCCCAGGCTACAGCGCCATCGACGCGATCAGGCCGACCGTCAGGAGGGCGATGATCCCGAGCCACGCGATGAGGACGCTGGTGCGCCTGTAGCGGGCCGGGCGCTCCAGGGCGCAGGCGTAGGTGGCGTCGGGCACAAGCTCGCCGCAGCGGCGGGCGAAGCGCCAGTTGGACAGGTTGTCGAGGTCGATGGCGTTCATCGGATGCTCCGGTTGGTGTTGTAGGCGTCGGCCTGGGCCTGGGCGATGTTCTGCTCGGTGCAGTTGTTCCTGGCCTGCTCCCAGGCGGCGTTGTCGAGCAGCTTCCTCTGGCGCTCCCAGGCGGCGGCGTAGATGTCGTCCTGGGCGGCCCTGGTGCGGCGCTGGTAGTCGCGGTGGGCCATGTACGACTCAAAGAGGACGCGCAGGACCGCGATGACCAGAACGGCCATGACGACGAAGGCGAGGATCAGGGGGATGTCGGGGTGCTTCATGTAGCTCCAGGGTCAGCCGATGTTCTCGGCGATGTGGGTGGCGATGTCGTCGATGTAGTCGGCGTAGAAGTCTTCCTTGTCGTCGGCCTCCCGGTAGTCTTCGGGGTACTCCTCGCGGGCGTTCTGCTTGGCCTCGGTGAGGAAGGGCCGGAACAGCTTCCTGAGGGCGACCTCGCGGGCCTTCTCCTCGGGGTGCGACATCTCGACCATGCAGAAGGTCAGCAGCCGGCCGCCGATGTCCTCGCCGACCTGTTCCCACATGCGATGCTCCCAGTCGCTGCGGAGCAGCCCGTGGGCCGCCTGGATGGCACGCACGGCAGGCGCTGCCTCCTCCTTGCGGACCTGCCGCTCGCGCTCCTCGACCACGGCCTTGCTGGCCTGGGCCGCACGCTTGTCGTTCTCAGCCTGCCGCTCGGCAGCGAAGGCGACCATGTTGGGCACGCCGCTGTAGCCGGCGCTGCCGCGCACCCAGACGCTGGGGTCCTTGGTCGGGTGCATGCCCCACAGGGACAGGGTGCCATCGGCCATCTCGGTGACCTCGTAGACCTCGGTGCGTTCCATGCTGCCGCCGTTGGCCTCGATGGGCGATTTCAGCTTGAGGGTGACTCGCTTGCTCATGGTGGTGATGCTCTGGTTGGGGTGGCGATTCTGGGGGCTGCAGCCTGGGGCTGTCAATCCCCCTCGGCGTAGGCCGTCATGCGGCGCTTGCTCTCCTCGGGGCTCGGGTTCGCCCACGGGTCGGGCGTGGTGTCGACCGACAGGTAGCAGAGGAGCAGCATGGCCGCGAGGAAGCCCAGGAGTACGAGGAGGGTGAACATGCAATTCTCCGTAACGAAATGGGGTCAGCCGACGACCGAGGGATCGGCCTTGGTGGTCAACTGGTTGGTGTACATGCCCTCGTCCTGCAGCCGCTCGGCGAGCGGTGCCAGCTTGCTCTTGCGGGGCTTGGCGGCCTTGACCTGAACGGGCACGACCGAGATCGAGCAGCACAGGTGGTCGAGGCGCTTGGCACCGGCCGCCGCGTGGGCAAGCTCGGCGCTGCCGTGGTACGAGATGACGCTGGGCTTGTGCTTCATGGCGCACGTCTCGTCGAGGTAGGCGGCGGTCAGGTGGTGGTACTTGGCCTTCGCCATCCGCTCGCGGTAGTCGGCCTCGCGGAACGTATGGGCGACGAGCGCCCAGGTGTAGGGGCGGTCGGACTTGCGGGTGCCGACCTCCTGGCCGTTCCAGATCACTTGCAGGGTCTTCATGCTGTAGCTCCAGGGTTGATGGTGGGGAAGGTGCGGAGGGTGATCCAGCGGCACTGGCCGAAGGCCATCGGCAGGCGCAGGAACAGGGTCGGGCGGACCCGGCCGGCGGCCTGGGGCACGCCGGACAGGACGAACTGGGACATCGGCTGGTCGTAGCGCATGGCAGGCTCAGGCTTCGTCCTGGGCCTCGCGGGCCTCCAGGGCGATGTCGTCGTCCTGGCCGTACTCGACGTAGGCATCGCTGCCGTAGACCGGGCGGCCGGCAGGCCAGAGGTCGAAGCCCACCGGGAGCTTGCCCAGGCTCATGCGGCGGTTCAGGCGGTCGGCCAGGGACATGGCCGCCAGCATCGGATCGAGCGAGCCCGAGGTCACGGCAAGCTCGCGGGTGTCGCCGTGGGCGTTGGAGGCGCGGACGAAGTTGAGGACGCCGTGGATCGCGCCGGTCGGGTTGGTGATGTCGGCGGCCTCGGGGTTGTGGCCGACGACGACGATCATCGAGGTGTTGTCGAAGGTCCAGGCGGGGATGGTCATGGTGTAGCTCCAGGGTGGTGAGGTTACTTGCTGGCGGTGTGGCTGAACCGCATGCCGAAGGCGCGGCGGCCGATGAACTGGTCGTAGCAGCGGGGGGCCATCCTGACCTCCAGGCCGCCGCGCTTGCCGACCTTGACGAACCAGTACTGGGCGGCGACGTAGCGCAGCATGTTGCCCTCGGGCAGGCCGGTCATGTCGGTCCTGGCGGTCACCCAGGTGATGCCGTAGTCGCTCTGCTCGACCTCGACGCTGACGGTGTCCTTGTACTCGGGGTTCTTGCTGACCTGGGTCTGCATGAAGGCCTTGAAGGCCTCTAGGGCGCGTTGCTGGGCGGTGTTCATGGGGGTGGTCCTTGAGGTTTAAACGAGGGGGAATTCGGCGTCGAGGGCGCTCATGTCGACCACCGGGGCCGGGCGCTTGCCGTTGGCGAAGCGCTTGTCGTCCTTGTCCCAGCCGCCGATGCCCAGGGTGTTCCAGTTGCGGTTGGCGAGCGCGAAGCGCAGCAGGTTGTTGACGACATGCGTCTCGGTGCAGTCGAACTGCTCGGCGAGGCGGGCGATGGTCGGGCCGACCTTGCCGTCGAGCGACAGGGTCTTGACGGTGTTGGCGGCACGCCATGCGCGCTGGCGCTCGGCGGCGTTGGCGTACTTGGCCGGGCGGCCCTTCTTGGCCTGGGGCAGGGGGCCGACGAACGCTGCCTGGGTCTGGGTCTGGGTGGTCATCTGGAAGCTCCGCTTGTGGTGTCTGTCAAGCTTGGATTCTAGAGACTTTTGAAGCCCCAGGCTACCGTTTGTCTGGGTCGGCGTGAAATAGTGCCGGAACAGCCAAGGACAGTCCTGCAGGACAGCCTGGGACAGCCCTGGCCGGAGGCCGCTACGCCCGGTAGAACAGCTTAGGACAGCCTGTCGTCTCCCATACAAGGGAGAAGAAGGGATTGTGGGGCGGCTGCGCGCGTGCGCGCGAAACGCGACCCGCGTATAGGCGGACAGGCTGTTCGGGCTGTTCAGGCTGTTCGGGGGCTGTTCGGCCGATTTCGCGGCGCGGGCGATTGGCTGTACATTCGCGGCCATGTCAAACCCCTCGACGCCCGGTGAGCCCGAAAAACAAACCAGCACCAAAGGGCGCTTCCAGCCCGGTGGTGCAGGCGGCCCTGGGCGCAAGGCTGGCGTGCCCAACAAGTCGACGGTCGCGTTCAGGGACACCGTTCAGGCGCTGCTCGACGACAACCGCGAGAACGTCGCCCTGTGGCTCAAGCAGACGGCCGAGGGCTCGCGCAACCGCAAGGTCGGCGGCAAGACGGTGCCTGGGCGGCCTCCCGACCCGGCTGGTGCAGCCCGGCTGCTGGCCCAGCTTGCCGAATTCGCAGCGCCCAAGCTCAACCGCTCCGAGGTCGTCGGCGAGGGCGGCGGCCCGCTGACCGTGGTCATCAGGAAAGAGGCGTAGCGCTCATGGAGCCCAGGGTTGAGGTCAACGGCCACGATGTCGAGCCATCGCATTACGTCTCTGGTAATTGGCCGCCAGAGGGCCATCCGCTCTACAGCGACGACGCCCGCGTTGCCTCGGTCACCGACTGGCTGCTGGAGCGTGGGCAGACGATCTTCCAGTTGTTCATGCTCGCCCAGGGCGACGAGCATCGGCACAGCCTGAGGGTGCTGCAGCGTGTAAACGTCCCGCTGGGCGCTCGTGTGCTGTCCCTGGGCTGCGGCGTCGGCGGCATGGAGGCGTACTGGCAGGCCCAGCGGCGTGACCTGTGCTTCACCCTGGTCAACGCATCGAAGGCGCAGCTAGTGCGCTGCCTGTGCCAGGGCCTGCTGATCCAGGCCGACATGCAGGACCCCGACCTCGCGGCGCGGCTGCCACGCCAGGACCTCGTCGTCCTGGGCTACAGCCTGCACCACGCCTACAGCGTGCCGGCGATGCTGGCCGTGGCGCGGTCGTACCTGAAGCCTCGGGGCACACTGCTGGTGCTGGACGTGTGCGACACCTCGGAGCGTTTCAACGACGCCGTGCAGTACCGGGGCCTGGACAGCGGGGCGCTCGACGATGCCGGGCTCGCACGCCAGGACCACGGCGTGCAGTGGCACAGGCTGCCTGCCGGCCTGATCGGCGAGCATGTGGCCGAGGTGCTGGACGCTGGCGAGGCCACGCCTGGGCTGTGGGTCGGCGGCCCGCCATAACTACCAGCGACGAAACATGAGCAAGTGGCGGCTGATGTTCATCCTGCTGCTGCTGTGCATCTTCGCCCTGTTCGGCTGGTCGGCAGGCGAGGGATGGCTGTGATGCACGACCCCTGGTGGTCCTACGGCCTGGACTTCGTCGTCGCCTTCATCGCCGGCATCGCTGCCGACCGCTGGCTGATCTGGAGGGCCAAGCACCGTGGCTGACATGACCGGCTGGATCATCCTCGCTGCATCCCTGGGCTTCATCACTGGCGGGGTCACGATGGCCTGGGTCCTGTGGTACTGGATGGGCGGACCGAGCCTTGGCTGAGATCGTCCTGCCCAACGGGTTCGTCGGTCGGCCGCCGCAGAAGGCGCTGATGCGCTACTTCGACCACGGCGGCCTGCGTGCGGCCGTGTGCTGGCCCAGGCGGTTCGGCAAGGACCTCACCATGCTGCACCAGACCGCCAAGATGCTGCACGAGCGCCCGGGCATGTACTTCCACATGCTGCCCACGCACAAGCATGCTCGCAAGGTGGTCTGGGACGGGTTCGACAACCAGGGCAGGAAGACCCTCGACCAAGTCTTCCCGAAGCACCTGCGCGAGGACACCAACAAGACCGAGATGAAGATCACGTTCAGGTGCGGCAGCATCTGGCAGCTTGTAGGCTCGGACTACTACGACAGCCTCGTGGGCTCCAACCCGTTCGGCATCGCCATGAGCGAGGCGGCGCTGTCGGACCCCCGCGCCTGGAGCATGTTCCGCCCCATGCTCGCGGCCAACGGCGGCTGGGCCGCGCACATCTCTACACCCCGGGGCTACAACCACTTCTACGACCTGATCCAGTTGGCGAAGACCAGCGACCACTGGTACCACTCGCACCTGGGCGTGACCGAGACGCAGCACATCCCCCTGGGCGTGCTGGAGGACGAGCGGCGCGAGATGCCCGACGAGCTATATCGCCAGGAGTACGACTGCGACTTCAGTGCCGCGAACGTGGGCGCGATCTTCGGCCGCTACGTCGAGCAGATGGAGAAGCAGGGCCGCATCTGCATGGTCGAGGCGGGCGGGCCCAACGACGAGGTCTGGGTCACCTCCGACATCGGCTACCGCGACAAGGCGGCGTTCGTCTGGTGGAAGCGCATGCGCGGCGGCTTTGAAATCTTCCACTACGACGATGGCAGCGGCATGGATGCCGAGGAGTGGATACCCAGGCTACAGAAGCAGCCGCGCGCCGATGTGCTGGTGCTGCCGCACGACGCCAAGGCCAGGAGCTTCGCGTCCAAGCGCTCGGTGGTCGAGACGTTCCTGGCCGACCGGCCCTGGGCCGGCTGCGACGTGCGTGTAAACGAGCAGCGGAAGAAGGCCGACAGCATCAACGCGGGGCGGCTGATGCTGCGCCGGGTCAGGATCGCCAACAACGAGGCCTGCAAGCCCCTGCTGATGGCCCTCAGGGCCTACCACTTCAAGTACGACGACGAGACGAAGACGTTCAGCAGCGAGCCCGAGCATGACTGGTCGAGCCACCCGGCCGATGCGTACATGGAGGGCGCGGCCAAGCTGGTGGTGATCGAGCCCCCGCCGCCCGAGAAGACCATAATCGTGCCGCCGCTCAGTCACTCCTTCACCCTGGAGATGCTCCACGAGACTGTCGGGCCCTCGGCGAACCAAGGACGACTCTGATGGCTACATACCCGCCGCAACAGCCTCCAGGCGCAACTACTGGTAGCGCAATGCCATCGGATGGCAAGGAGTATCAGGACATCCACGATGGCAAGAAGCCCGGTGATCAGTCGCTAATCCCCGAGCGTGACCAGGGCAAGGACCCGGCAAAGCTGGCCGAGCGCTGGGAGCGGGAGCTTCAGGCTGCAAAGAAGGAGTTGTCGAAGTTCCACACCACCGCCAGGAAGCTGGTGAAGAAGTACCTCGACGAGCGCGACGGCGCGGCCTTCGACAACAGCGACAGCAAGTTCAACCTGTTCTGGTCGAACATCGAGGTGCTGAAGTCGAGCCTGTACGCCAAGCCTCCCAACGTGGACGTGAGCAACACCCACAAGGACAGCGAGGACGATGTCTCCCGGGTGGCGGCCAACATCCTGCAGCGGATGCTCAACAACGACTGCGAGGACGACGACGAGTCGACCTACCCCGAGATCACCCGGCAGGCCGTGTCGGACTACCTCGTCATCGGCCTGGGTCAGGTCTGGTACCGCTACGAGGTGGAGACTGAGGAAACACAGACCGACCCGGTCACCGATCCGACGACCGGCGAGCAGCTTGCCGAGCCCGTGCCCTACGAGGCGATCACCTCCGAGGATGCGCCGGCCGACTACGTCTACTGGGAGGACTTCTGGTGGAGCCCGGCCAGGGTCTGGCAGGACGTGCGCTGGTGCGCGCGGCGGGTCTACATGAACCGCGAGGAGCTTTGCGCCCGCTTCGGCGACAAGATCGGCAAGGACATCCCGGTCACCAAGCAGAAGACCCGGGCCGATGCCCTGGGGCACATCAACGACCCCTGGGAGAAAGCCGGGGTCTTTGAAATCTGGGACAAGACGACCAAGTGCGCCTACTGGCACGTCATGGGCTACAACATCATCTGCGACTACAAGCAGGACCCGCTGAAGCTCAAGGGCTTCTTCCCGTGCCCGCAGCCGCTGATGGCGAACCTGACCACCAGCAAGTTCATCCCCCGCGCCGACTTCCTGCTCGCGCAGGACCAGTACGGCCAGATCGACGAGTTGACGACCCGGATCAAGTACCTGACCAAGGCGTGCAAGGTGGTCGGGGTGTACGACAAGAACAGCACCCCCATCGGCCGGGTCTTTCAGGAGGGCATGGAGAACCAGATGCTCCCGGTCGACAACTGGGCCGCCTTCGCCGAGAAGGGCGGGCTCAAGGGCCAGATGGACTTCGTCCCCATCGACATCATTGCCGGGGTCATCGAGAAGCTCACCCAGCAGCGCGACGTGATCAAGGGCAACCTCTACGAGGTCCTGGGCATCGGCGACATCATGCGCGGCATGACCAACCCGGATGAAACCCTGGGCGCGCAGCAACTGAAGGCCCAGTTCGGCGGCAACCGGCTCCAGTTCAAGCAGCAGCAGATCGGTGCCTGGGTCGCGGGCGGCCAGAGAATCCGCGCCCAGATCATCTGCGACCGCTTCCAGCCGCAGACCATCGCCGAGCGCAGCAACATCATGCACAGCCCCGACGCCCAGGGCGCGGACGCGGCCATCCAGTTCCTGAAAGCCCCAGGCGACAACAAGTTCTACCGCATCTCGGTCGAGTCGGAGACG